GAAATACAAAGATTGTAAAAACAGCTTTAAATAAAATTAAAAAACAAATTAATAATAAACCTTATTTTGAGTGGAGTGAAAAATCTGATTGGTACAAAAAACTTCAAGCAAAATTAGGAGGTAAAGCTGAAGGAGTTGGTATGAACAGAGATTTTACTAACCAGCTTATTAATAAAGTTGTAAATGAAAATTTTCCAGGATCCTACCATGGAAAAAACGCAATGTTTAATTTAAGAAATGACATGGTAGTAAATGGCTTTGTTGAATATTTAAAAGATAATGGAGAATTTGATGGAGGAGAAAAATTTTTAAAATCATTAGAAAAATTTGAAGGTAAAGATATTGATCATAAATACGAGAGAATTAATAGTTCATGGAAGTCTTGGATAGCAGGTGAATTTGAAGTAGAGGGAGTAGATAGAGCACAACTTAAAAAAGAATTAAAAGCAAGAAACATAGATTATAGTAAGATAGACAATTGGAGTGCTAATGCTTCTCAAAAAAGAGGTTTAAAAAAGAAAGAAGCAATTGAATTTTTAGATAATCAAAATAATAAATTTCCTAATAGATCTATTGAAGATGTAGAAAAGTTATATAAACAAAAATTTCCAGATAGAAATTTTTATTTAGATGTTAATACTTTAACTGATATAAAAAGAACAGGTATATATAAAAGTGGTGATTCAACTACTAGTAAATACAAATCAGTTTCAAAAGGAAATAGAGCAAATTGGTTAAAAGAATCTTACGGAAAACAGTTTCAAGGAAATTATTCCAAATTAATTCAAGCAGCTGATCAGTTAGAAGCAGCAGGTGAATTTAAAAAAGCTAAAAGAATATCTGATGCAGCAGATAAATTTTTTGGTCCTAATGGTATTATTACTAAAGCTAAAGGAGAAGGAGAACACGCCTTAGCTAGAACTTTTGACTTATTAAATCCCGACAGGCAACTTGCAATAAATAGTTTAGTCTCTGGTGACTTAAATCAATTTAAGAAAAATTTCTTTGATGTTCCTGTTAAAAGATTTTTTGATGAATATAATAACCCAAATACTACAGCAGCTAGAAGAAAAGAATTAAAAACATTAATTGAAGATAGAAAAAAAACTATGAACTCTTTAACCGGAGGACAAACAAAAGGTATAGTTGCAGGAGATACAGTTAAATTTCAATACACACCAGATAAAATAATTGCAACCTCAAATGTTGAAGCATTAGATACAAAATTTAAAAAAGGTGAATTTGATATTCAAGAATATATTAGTAGAGGAAACTCTTATGATGAAGCTTTTAAAACTGTTGGAAGTCAAGCAAATATTTTTACACAAACAGGAGATGTAAAATCAATTTATTCAAAACCAATAAATGAAAAAAAAGCAAACATATTAAGTGCGTTTTGTAATAGTAAAAGAAAAGCTTTAAAGTTAGCAGGATCTGTAGATGGCTTAACTTGTTCAATGGAGGAAATACAAACTAATATGCAGAAACAAATAGATGAAGCTGCTAAAGTTTCTAAAGATGGTAAGATACCCAAGAGGTTTGGAAAGTTGACAGGTTTTGCAAAAACATTTTTTGGTGATGTAGCAATACCATTGGAATATATGTTTGCTGCTCCCTATTTAGCAGCAGGAGATATTGAAGGAGCTAAAAGAGCAACTACCGCTGGTCTGTTTGGATATGGTAAAGTTGATCTTGATAAATTACCTGAAGGCGAAGGACAAAGATTTCTTAAACATATAAATGCATTAAATAGTTTTATGGATAATTATCAATCAAAAGCAATGGCTGAAAATGAATTAGAAAATGCAAGTGACGACGAAAGTCGTTTTATACTTACTAATAGAATATCAGAAGCAGCAAAAAATATGAAAGATATTTCTTTAGATTATCAAACTTATGGTTATGATGGACAGAAAGGACTTCTTCAAGGTAAGGTTGCAGCACAACAATTAATTCGTGATCAAGTACAATCTGACTATGATAAAAAAATAAATAAATCTTTAAACACAGAATTTTTTAAAGATTCTGATAAACAATTATTAGAATCTAATATAAGATATGGAGACAAAGAAAATAATCCCAACCAAGTCACACCAATTACTGATTTAGAATCTTATATTAGAAATAAAGGTGAAGCTACAGCAGGTAATACAAATTTATTTTTTGATGTAAAACCCTACACATTAAATCGAGCAGAAGCATATGGTGTGCCAGATATTTTCGATCAATATGCTGGAGGATATGCTGGTGTTGAGACACCAGGATTTATAAGAGAAACGGGTGAAGTTGATATGGGTACAAAAGATGTAAGAGATGCTTATTCATCACTTCCTATAAATATGGCTAATCAATTAGCTGCATTAGAAAAAAAAGAATTTGAAGAAGGTATGATAAAAAAAGACTTAGAGCAAGGATTTGCATCAGGAGGCATAGCAAGCCTAACAAAGACCATTCCACCAGAATCAGGGCCAACACCTCATGGGTTGCCTTATGTATATAATAATGTTAAGAAGATATAGGAGTAATAAATGGCAGATATAGATAAAGGACTCCCGAACACACGTAGTCAAATTGAAATTCCTTCAGAAGAGGAATTGCAAGAAGTTGCTGTTCAGGATGAAAACGTAGAAGAATTAAAAGGACCAGTTGAAGTCATACCTGAAGAGGATGGCGGAGCAACTATTGATTATGATCCAGGTGCAATAAACACTCCAGGTTCACAATCACACTTTGATAACCTAGCAGATATTTTACCAGAAGATGCAGTTGAACCAATTGGAAACGAGATGGTTCAAAACTACATGGACTATAAGTCATCAAGAAAAGAATGGGAAAGCGCTTACACAACTGGATTAGATCTATTAGGATTTAAATATGAAAACAGAACTGAACCTTTTCAAGGAGCTTCAGGTGCAACACACCCTGTATTAGCAGAAGCGGTAACTCAGTTCCAAGCACAAGCTTACAAAGAATTATTACCAAGTGATGGACCAGTTAGAACTCAAATTATAGGAATTAAAAATCCAGCAACAGAACAACAGTCACAACGTGTTAAAGATTATATGAATTATTTAATCATGGACACAATGAAAGAATACGAATCTGAATTTGATTCTATGTTATTTCATTTACCACTTGCTGGATCTACATTTAAAAAAGTTTACTACGACGTTCCACTTGGAAGAGTGGTATCGAAGTTTGTACCAGCGGATGAATTAATTGTACCGTATACAGCTACCTCATTAGATGATGCGGAAGCAGTTATTCATACCGTGAAAATTTCAGAAAACGAATTAAGAAAACAACAAGTCAATGGTTTTTACAGTGACGTTGAGTTAGGTCCTCCAGGCACAGATTCTAATGGAGAGTTATCTAAAAAAGAACGTGAACTAGAAGGAACTAAAAAGACAGGTAAGAACGAACCTGTTTACACTCTGTTAGAGTGTCATGTTAATTTAGACTTAGAAGGTTTTGAAGATGTTGGATCTGATGGTGAACCAACAGGAATAAAATTACCTTACCTCGTTACAGTCGATGAAGGTAGTAGAAAAGTTTTGTCTATCAGACGAAACTATGCGCCCGATGATCTAAAGAAAACTAAAATCCAATATTTCGTCCACTTCAAATTTCTGCCAGGACTTGGATTTTATGGCTTTGGACTCATTCACATGATTGGCGGATTGAGCAGAACGGCAACGGCTGCTCTCCGTCAATTATTAGATGCGGGTACACTATCAAACCTACCGGCTGGATTTAAACAACGAGGTGTTAGAGTAAGAGATGAAGCATCACCAATACAACCCGGTGAATTTAAAGATGTAGATGCACCAGGTGGTAATTTAAGAGATGCATTCTTTCCTCTACCCTACAAAGAACCATCAGCAACATTATTACAATTAATGGGTGTTGTAGTCGGTGCAGGTCAAAGGTTCGCGGCTATTGCTGATATGCAAGTGGGTGATGGAAACCAAGGCGCTGCAGTTGGAACTACAGTTGCACTTCTTGAACGTGGCTCACGTGTAATGTCTGCTATTCATAAAAGATGTTACGCAGCAATGAAGAATGAATTTAAATTATTATCTAAAATAGTTGCACAATACTTACCACCAGAATATCCATACGATGTTGTAGGTGGACAAAGAAATATTAAGCAAACTGACTTTGATGATAGAGTAGATGTGGTCCCTGTAGCGGATCCTAATATATTCTCAATGAGTCAGAGAATAACTTTAGCTCAAACACAATTACAGATCGCAACAAGTAATCCACAACTTCATAATATGTATCAAATATACAGAAACATGTATAATGCGATTGGTGTAAAAGATGTTGATGCAGTTTTACCTCCACCAGCGCCAATGGCACCGATGGATCCAAGTTTAGAACACATAAATGCTTTGGGTGGAAAACCTTTTCAAGCTTTTCCTGGTCAAGATCATAGAGCACACATCACAGCGCACTTAAATTTTATGTCAACTAACATGGTTAGAAATAATCCTGCTGTTATGGCTGCAATTCAAAAAAATATACTAGAACATATTTCAATTATGGCTCAAGAACAGGTTCAATTAGAGTTTAGAGAGCAAATGGTTAACATGCAACAGATGCAACAGATGGCAGCAACCAATCCACAGATACAACAACAGTTACAAATGCTTACAAATCAAATTGAAGCAAGAAAAGCTGTCTTGATTGCTGAAATGACTGAAGAATTTATGAAAGAAGAAAATAAAATTACTTCACAATTTGATGCAGACCCATTATTAAAATTAAAATCACGTGAAGTTGACCTAAGAGCAATGGAAAATGAACGAAAAAAAGAAGCGGATGAGTCAAAAGCAGATTTTGATAGAGCAAAATTAATGCAAGCAAGAGAATTAGCTGAAGATAAGATGGATCAAAACGAAGAATTAGCAGAATTACGTGCTAATACTAGTTTAGCTAAAGCTGGTGTTAAAGAAATGTCTGTTCTTGACAATTAATAATGGTATAATAAGTTAAAAAAGGTAAATATTATGATGAACTATAAAAAATCAAAGCAAATAAACATTCCAGAACAGAATGTAGAGATAGATCCAAGATCTAAGACTACAGCTGATGGTGCTTTCAACTATATTCCTACAGGGGATAAAGAAAAAGTTAGAGGAACTAAAAGAATGTTAGCTGACAAGAAAAAAATAGCTACTTGGTACTAATATGTGGTTTTCGGCAATTAAATTAGCCGTCTCTGCTGGTAGTAAAATTTATGCTAACAAGCAAAAGACTAAAATGGCAATGTCAGACGCACAGCTTATGCATGCATCTCGTATGGCCGAAGGAAAAGAAGCTTACCAGGGAAAACTTTTAGAAGCACGTCAATCGGACTGGAAAGACGAGGCGGTGCTCATAATATTGTCGGCCCCAATCGCGATTTTGGCCTGGGCAGTTGTAAGTGACGATCCGGGAGCCATGGACAAAGTAAATATATTCTTTGAGCATTTCTCGGCACTCCCGAAATGGTTCACAAATTTGTGGATACTTGTCGTGGCGAGCATTTATGGTATAAAGGGTACACAGATTTTTAAAAATCACGGAGGAAAAAAATAATGTTTAAAAAAATTTTAGGTTTTGCAGGTAAAAAAGCATTTGATACTATTTCAAATTTTAAACCAAATGTTGGTAATTTAAAAAAGAATCAAGATACTATGGGTAAACTTAAAAAAATTACAGACACCTATGTTGTAAAAGCAGGTAAAGTTGATCCGGGTTTAAAAAAAGCACTTAGAGATTCAGGTTCTAAGTCATTACAAAAAACAGATAAAATTTTAAGAAAAAACAAAAAAGACGGTGGAAGAATTGGTAGAAAACTTGGTGGTGGAGCTGACATGGCTAAGAGAAAAACAAACGTTCAAAAAATAAAAGAAACTTTTGCACCTAAAAAACCTGGAAATGTTCCAAGTAAATTTAAAGGTTTTTCAAAATTACCAGAAGCTGTTCAACAAAAAATGAACAAGAAACTAGCGAAAAAAGTCTAATGGCAAAGCTTTGTGCAAAAGGCAAAGCAGCCGCTAAAAGAAAATTCAAAGTATATCCTTCAGCATATGCAAACATGTATGCATCAGGTGTTTGTTCAGGTAAAATTACACCAGGTGGCAAGAAGAATAGAAAAAAAGCTATGGGTGGTGGAATGATGAACGATAGAATGGGTTACAAGAATGGCTCTAAATGTAAGATGGCTACTAAAGGCAAAGGAAGAGCTTACGGAAAGAATTCGTAATGCGTACACACTTTTCAAACGGTGGATTAAGAAAATGGGTAGCAGAGAAATGGGTGGACATTGGAGCACCGAAGAAAGATGGCAA